TTATTCTAAGGGGCAAGAAAGGGGCAAGTTATCAATGATTTCAACTACCTTATTCTTCATTTTGTTGGTGACGTGAGTATAAATCTTCATCGTTGTATCACTGTCATCATGCCCAACTCTATCCATGATAGCCTTTAACGGGACGCCATTCTCAGCTAGATAACTGACCAGCGTATGCCTGAAGATATGTGATGATATTGGTTTGTTAATTGGCTTATCTAGTCGCTTGTTAGCTGCTTGAATAGAATTGTTAAATGAGTTTCGTTGAAGTGGTACGCCCTTGTCAGTCACAAAAATATAATCCCTATCCATGGTCACCCAATCGTCTGATAGCGACCTGTTTAGATCCCGAATCTGTATAGCTTCATCTAGTAATTCAATTTCACGCTTGGTTAGTTTATTGCTACGATAGCCTGCTGGGGTCTTAGGTGGTTCCTTTTTTGCTCTCTTGTAGCCCTGGACGCTATCCAGGGTGCCAAAAATATCAAGGTATCCGTCCTCTTTTCTGTAATTGCACGTTTCAAGGGCTACCGCTTCACCGATTCGAGCACCGCTGACAAAGAGAAACTCTGCAAGGATGGCATTTCTATAAGTGCGTTTTTGCTTTCGTAATTCTGCAAGTAGCGGAAGTAGTTCAGTGTCTATCTCTAGAAACTTATTTCTTATCTTGTCGTAATCTTCCATCGTTTGCTGTTTCTTGGGAAGTTTTGCTTGCCTTGCAGGATTGCTAGGAATGTAACCAACGGTGCAAGCGTAATCGAAGGTTAGATTCAATATAGATTTAACACGCTCAAGGATTGAACGTGGAACATCGGCATCGTTGATAAAGCGTTGGATATAGTGTGTATCAATGTTTGCTATTTTGACATCTACAGCGAAATTCTCTTCGACATACCTGACATTGCTGGTCATGGAACTAATCGAAGTCCTTCGAATGCCTTTCTTGTGAAATTCCCACCACTCGCTCAACACATCGTTAAATGATGCGTCGGTAGTGTTTAAGCCAGCCATCTTTTCAGCTATCTTATCATCCAGTAAGCGTTGAGCCTCTTTCTTTGCTCGATTTGAGCCACTGTTGAGCGTAACAGATACCCGTCTCCATTTCTCAGTGTAAGTGTCCTTGTATCTTTCAAAATATTTATATTTTCCATTCGGTAATTCTTCTACCCACATTGTCATATCTCCTATTATTTGGTAAAATGGGTACAGAAAAAAGACTCATTGTTTTACCTGAGTTTTTGTTTCTGTGATTCATAAGCTCTATAATCTAACTTTGGCGAGGGAGATTATAGGGCTTTTTTTATTGTCTTATTTAACCTTGACTTTCATTTCTCCATTAAGTTTTTGACTTGCAATAGCACTGCCATCATCCGCTTTAATGTGAAACATTGGATAGCGCTCATAATTGACATTGTTAATTGCAGCCCAAACGTTAAATGCTTCATGTTCTTTGGCAAGCATGCCATCAGCGAATTTTTGTAAATCGGTTTTGTCATAGTATTTATAATCAACAGGTACCGACATATACAAAATGGTATCACGATTATAAAAACCATATTGACTAATATCTACACCTTTTTCTGTCAAATCTTTTTGGAAGTATTCGATAAAGCTAGCCATTTGATCAGCGGTAACATCTTTAGGGCCATCTGAAGAACTTGATTCTTTAGTTTCGCTTTTAGATTCTTTTTCTTCGGAAGAGCTTGATTCTTTTGAAGCCTTCTCCTCTCGTTGAGGGTTAGACAAGTCTGAACTACTGCTGGTTTTAGTCTTGGTTTTGGTTTTTGGCTTAGAAGAAGACGTTTGGACAGTCTTGACTGGTTCTGTCTTCGTTTCTGGAGCGATACCAGTTATTTCAAAAAACTTACCAAGTACAGCCAAACCTAATATGACAACAACCCACTTTTGCCAGCGTTTCAAATTCTTCCATTTACTCAACATTTTTAAATCTCCTTTAGTTTTAGATATTCATTTTTTACAAAAGTCTCATCACAAATAGTGGTGAGATTATATTTTTCCATAAAGTGGACGTAGTTGAAGTCGTCCAGGGATTCGTTTTCGAGCAATCCACGGATCATGTCTCTATTAGCTTGAGCCTCATACTTTTCTCGCAGACGCTCATAGTGTTTAGGATCGTGTTCTAGGTGGCCTAATTCGTGCAGTAGGACCTTTAAACGTCTTTCGACGGGTAAATCCCTATTGATGTAAACCACACGGTTAACAGGGTCTAGAAACCCATCTCGTGGCCACTGGCTAGAGTCGAACTCACAAAGAGACACGTTGAACTGCTCAAGTAATTCTTTTTCAGGCATAGCTTCCTCGTATCGGTTTCTATAAAAAACAAAAGAGCCAATCCAACAAACGAACTGGCCCTTTTTAGACGTTTTGTTCCCTTACACTTGCGCACGCACAAGCCATAGGGCGCTGAACTTAATCAGTCTTCCACTAAAAATAGTCTACAAAATGTTTTATTTATTGTCAATGTTTTTACAAAAAAGTAAACATTTTAACCAGTTCTGGTATTTTCGTGTAATCAGATGCATACCTTTGCATTCAGTCAATAAGATTTTGAATTTTCAAGCCTTGATGATATTATTTGCCGAACCAGACAGGAATAGCAATACCGGCAAGAGCTACAAGGATACCAATAAACCAATAAGTGAATTCTTTTCTATTCTTGGCTTGTTCCTCGAGTTGCCTATTGGTTTGTGCTAAGAACATGTTTTCCATGCGTTGACCAAAGGTATCAAATTTAGCGTCAATCTTTTGGTCCATCATCTGGAATTTTAAGTCCAGTTCGTTTTTGGCGTACATGTCGTCTAGTTTGTTTTCAATTTTTTCAATACGACGCCCTAACTGATCAGTGCGAAGAGATAGCTCAGTCTTATCTTGATTTAAGCTCTGGGCTGTTTGTTGAAGGAAATGTTGAGTGTTTTCTTCGTTCTTTTCCAATCTTTGCTCCAGCGCTTGAATATCCAGCTCACGATACAAGTCAATAGCCATTTGTCTTACCTCATCTATTTGATTTTGTAAATCCATTATATCACTTGCATGGGGTGTTTGGGTGTTGATTCTTTTGCTAGAGTTTATAGAAGTCACCTTAGACGGTCTAGCGCTTGCAGTGGCATTTGTTTCAGGAACTTCGATATCTTGAGTGTTATTCATTCATACCACCCCCGAAATAGTAGTAGCAGTAAAATGTATCAGTAGCCTCGCCACCTTTTATCAAAGCGAACAACAGGAACAAATCCCCTTTTTCCATCAAATTTAAATCAAAGGTAAAATCCCCGGCTGCTTTCCCGTAGCCCTCGTTATCGGGAGCTAAAATGCTTGACTTTGGTATATAGACGTTTGTAGCATGGACAAGATAAGGCTCTCTACTTGGGAAATTTGCAGTAACTACTAGCGTGTAGTTCGTTTCGGGTTGGATTAAAGAAATCTATAGAACAATTCAGCGCCACGCCTATCGGATAACTCGATAAGTTGTTTAATGTGCTAAGTTCGTCACCGCTGTCAGCTTCAAAAAGTTTGACTCCAGCAATCTTTTCTTTAAATGGATTTGACTTCGTAGCGACACTTACCATACTATTCTCCCTTACTACTCATATAACCTGCAATAATGCCACGGATAGCCCGCTTGTCATCCTCAGTCAGCGGTTTACCGTCGAACATCATGGCGTTGTCGATGATTTCATCGATGTCATGGGTATTAGGTTGTGGGTCGTCGGTCATAGGGGCGTCGTATCCCATGAGCCACGCTTCAGACACTCCCAACGTTCTAGCAAGTAACACTAACTTTTCTTGGTCTGGTGTTGATTTCCCATTGATATACTGAGACAAAGCGCTCTTTCCGAGTTTTACACCTAGTTCTTTTTGATGAGCTTTCGAAAGAGAAATTATATCAACTTGTTTTAAGTTCCGTTCGCTCATAATTTGCTGCAAACGTGAAGCAGTAGTATTTTTCATATTTTTTTCCTTTTCCTTTATGGGTTCATTATATAGTAGAAAACAAAAAAGTTCAAGAAAAATCTAAAAAAAGTTCAAAAAAATGAACAAAAACTGTTGACAAAATAAAAGAGAAGGATTAAAATAAAACCATAAAGTTCAAGAGATTGAACTTAGAAAGGAGAACTCAATGAGATTTAACTATGCTAAATTAAAAGGTCGCATCAAAGAAAAATATGAGACTCAAGGAGATTTTGCGAAAGCTATTGGCTTAACTCCTACAACATTTTCGTTTAAAATCAACGGTAAAGCAAAGTGGAAACAAGATGAAATTGTAAAAGCTGCTGAACTATTAGAAATCTCACAAGATGAGATTGCCGAATATTTTTTTGCCTATAAAGTTCAAGAACTTGAACCAAAAAATTAAAATTATGAAAGGAACAAACAATGAATGAACTAGAAAGAACAGCCCTCAATGAAATACTGAGGACTGTGACATATATAGCTGAGAAGTTGGATGAACTAGATTCTAAGATTTCTTCGAACGATTCACAAGTTCTTGAGCATCAAGAAAATTGAGTTTCATTTCCATGTAGTGAATAACTCCATGAAGGTAGTTCTTTAGGTCTGTAAAGTCTTTGTCGGGGTTGTTTCTGTAGTAATGACCTTCGTCATTGCCAATATAAGCAGATGCAAGAGCGAATGTTTTAAGGTCTTCGTCCTTAATATATTTTTCGATAACTTGTTTTAGCGACATTTTAATGATTTTACCTTCATCATCAGGGTTGGTAACGATGGAGAAATCTTTAACGAAAAACTCAAGTGCCTTTCGATATCCTATACCTGCAATGTGGTCTAATTGTTCATACTCGGCTTTCAGTGCTTGGACATAGATTTGCTTGCCGATTGGAGAAACCATCTCTACATCGTCAGATATAGGTATATCGCTTGGAAGATTAGGAATTACTTTGATGTGTTTAATTTCGTATGTTCTGTCGTATGAGTTGATCACATAAGCTATAAATTCCTCCGTCCAGAAGTGCTTACAACCTAAGCATCTAAATGTTAATACCAAATGTGTTTCATCTTCTGTGAGGGGAAAATAAGAAGAATTTACTAGGTCTGGATTGGTTGGTTTTTTACAAATCGGACAGCTGTCTTCAACGGTTACAGGTCTAGAAACAGAAGAGCTTATTTTTGCTTGAAATATCATAATTCTTCTCCAATCGTTTTTATTGTCTCTATTATACAAAACTTAGAAAGGAAAAGTAAATGCAAGAAATCACCTACAAACCAGCCGGAGTTAACGAAACGGCTGAGTGGGGAGACTACGACCACCTCATGCAACGGTGGGAAGGTCTTGGGAAGTCAATGGCGAAGAACCTCATCAGAGAAATGAGGGATAACAAAGACTTCCGGGACTACGTATTCAACCCAACACATAAACTGGTTTTCATTAACTATGAAGGCTTTAAGTCCTTCATCGAATGGAAAACTAGAAACAGATTCAAATAACACACACTGGCAAGAGATTGCCTAGCACTAATATCCCAACCGTAGCAGTGAGCTAACGGAGCAAAAATAATTATCCTTTTTAAACAATATCAACAAAAAAGCCTACCAAGTGGCTGACGGTAAGTACGTAAACATATCATTAACGATGACTCCTATATTTAAATGCTTCGTTAGTTCGTTGGTGCGGTTGGGCAATAGAAGAAAGGAAATACAATGCAACATGAGGCCAACAAGATGGCCGTATTCACGGCAAATAACAAAAACCCCTAGCGGATTGCTAGAGGAATGGATTAAAGCTAGAGAAGCATTCTATGCCAGCGTTGAGCAAGAGCGCATTTCTACTTTAAAACGGTTGAATGAAGCTACTTATCGTGTCGAGAAAGTTGATCATTCAATTCAGCAACTCGGCTCTCGAGTTTAGAAATCTTTGCATTAAGCTTATCAACTTCTTGAAGCTTGAATGAAGTTTCAAGATCAACTGCTTGGGCTTTGAGTAATTCATCAACAAGTTTGACGATAGCATCAGAACCGCCCGCAAATTCGGTTAGTGCCTTGTCAGCTGCTTGTTTAAATGCATCGAATTGTTCGCTCATAATTCCACCTCCCTTCATTGGGATAACTCAATTGTACCACGAAAGGAAATAAACAAATGAAACCAAAAAAACTATTTAACTGGATTTGGTCAAAAAAACAGCCACAACAAGAATATTTCTTTGAGCCAGTATGGACACCATACGAGGAAAACGAACGCAAATATGAAGCACGCCAACAACGTGAGCGTGAGCTATTGGCAAAATACGGAAACCGATAATATTACCATCTTCAATCCGTAGCCACGGCTCACCGTGGAGTGTAATTTATACCTTTCCCCAAAAAATCTTTACTAAATTACTTTTTTCCTAATTTTCCCATTCATAAGTCTAATAAAACATTGAAAAAACATGAAACGGTGGGCGATGGGTGCGGATTGAAGCACTAAAAAAGCACAGGTAAGGGCCTGTGCTAGAAATAACATCTAAGGAGATTATACCATGATTTCACAAACAATTGCAAAACCATCTTTCACTAAAAGCAAAGCCTATGGCTTGTGTGGCACGCTCGCACTTGCTACAGCATTGCTTATCGGTGCAGGGTCAGTATCAGCGGACGAAGCAACACAGCCAGTGGTGGACGCTCAACCAGCAGTGTCTAACGTTTATACGGCTGACAACGCTGGAAATGTCACTGTGACACCGTCTGAAACAGTAGCACCAGTTGAAACACCAAAAGTGTTGGCACCAGCACCGGTAGAATCTCAACCGATTGCAGAAACACCAGCTACAACTACAGAAACTACTCAACCAGTCGAAACAGCACCTACAAGTGTTGTCAAAGAGGGTGACACTATCACCGTCGAAAACCCTAACGTACAAGTAGACTTCCCTAATGGCACTGGTAAATACTCACCATTCAAGGTCGAGTACAAAGATATTGAGTTTCCGGATAGCATGGCTGTCAACGAAGGAGACAAGGTGGTTACTGAGCTACCTAAGGAAATTGGTTTGCAAACCAGCTTTGATTTCGATGTTTACAACAACGAGAACATCGTTGGTAAAGCCAATGCAGACGCTCAAACACGAGTAATTACTACAACATTTAACAATTATTTCACTGAGCACCCTTTGAATAAAAAGATGTCGCTCAAGTTCGATGCTAAATGGCTTGATGTCGTTGAGTCTGGCAAACCAGTGACAGTCAATTTCGACGGTACTGTTAAGACATTCACTATTGCAGAGGAAGGGCCACTTCCAACTGATGAGCTCTTATCTAAGTGGGGTAGCCAAAATAAAGATAACCCACAAATCATTAACTGGACGCTACGTCTCAATACAGCTCGTCAGGTCTTGAATTATGCAAAATTGCAAGATACTTGGTCAGATAATCAAGAATTTGTGGACGGCTCACAAAACATCTACTTTGTTGAAGATCCTGTTAAGTGGACTGGCATCGACTATTCAGCTAAGGATTACCTTGAAAGTTGGAACGTCCGAGCAGACGGATTTGACGCTAAATTCAAGGAATTCAACCGCATTATGTACATTGACTATCAAACACGTTTGAAGTCAGCGGTTAAAGACTCAACTAACCCAACGAACAAGGCTACGCTGGTAGCGGTAGATGCTGGGGCTATCTCAACATCTAAGGTTCAATTGGTTGGCGGCCGTGGTGACGCAAGCGGTGAAAACAAACCAGAACCAACCTTTGAAATTCCACACGACGCACCAAAAGTTGACATCCCAGAATTTGAGGGCGGTATCCCCGGAATCCCAGAGGTGCGAGAATTACCGGAGTATACTGAGCCAATCGGAACAGTTCCTAATGAAGCCCCAGTACATGATAAGCCAGAGTTCCAAGGTGGTATCCCTGGTATTCCAGAAGAACGTGAGCTCCCACCATTTGAAGGTGGCACAGTGCCAAACGATGCCCCTGTCCTTGACTTGCCAGAATTGCACATTCCGGAAGAACCAACTAAGCCAACACCAGAAAAACCAGTGACACCAAAAGAAGTGCCTAACAAGCCCGCAGACGCTCCTAAAGATAAAGCGGCACAATCTACCACAGTATCGTATAAGCTCGATTCCGAGCCAAAAGAGGTGGCAAATACGACGGTTTACGGTGGTGTTCTCCCTAACACTGGTGAGAAAGAGGGCATCATGTCAACTCTTGGTCTAGCAGTTATCGCTGTTGGTATCGCAGGTTTGACATTGAGCTTCAAGAAATATAACGAAAGAGGAGAGAATTAATGGAAGTAAAAAAAGAACCTAAAACCTCTTATCATCACGTTAGATGTAGCAAAGAGGCTTATGACCAAATCGCTGAAATCGCTAATGAGTGTGACTTGACTATTGCTAATGTAGCTACTTCATTACTACTCTATGCGTTGAATCACACCGAAATCGTCAGTGTTGAAAAAGTAGTGACTGAGAGCCGCTTAGTCATCGGAGGTGGGAACGAATGAGTATCGCAATAAATAAGCTAGAGATTGAAAACGTCAAACGGATCAAAGCAGTTAAGGTTGAGCCATCACCTACCGGTCTAACGGTAATTGGTGGAAATAACAACCAAGGCAAAACTAGCGTGCTAGATTCTATCGCTTGGGCTTTGGGTGGAAATCGTTTTAAACCTAGCAAGGCAACCCGTGAGGGGTCTGTTATCCCTCCATCGCTCAAGATCACTATGTCAAATGGCTTGGTCGTTGAACGCAAAGGTAAGAATAGTTCGCTTAAGGTTATTGATCCAGAGGGTAATAAAGGTGGACAACAACTGCTTGACAGTTTTGTTGAAGAGTTGGCTATTAATTTGCCTAAGTTTATGGAAAGTACAGCCAAAGAAAAAGCTGATACGCTCTTACAAATCATTGGGGTTGGGCCGCAGTTGGCTGAGCTTGAAATCAAAGAAAAGCAATTGTATGACCAACGTCATGCCATTGGTGTTATCGCTGACCAAAAAGAGAAGTTCGCCAAAGAACAGACTTACTATCCAGATGCGCCAAAAGAACTTATCTCTATCGCTGACTTGATTGCTGAACAGCAGGAAGTTTTAGCCAGGAATGGGGAAAATGCTCGCAAACGCCAAAACGCTAGTCAAATCCAAGCGCAATATGATGCCAAAGTGGCAGAAGTCAACCGTCTGTCACAGCAATTGGTAGAGGCTCAGGAAATTTTACAAAAGCTCGCTGATGATTTGGCTATCGCTCATAAAGATGCGACTGACTTGGTAGATGAATCCACTGAGGAAATCGAAAGCAATATTGCTAACATCGAACAGATTAACCTTAAAGTCCGTGCTAACTTGGACAAGGACAAAGCGGAAGAGGATGCCAAGGCTCAACGTGAGCAGTATAACAAGTTGTCTGTTCAAATCGAAGATGTTCGTAAAAGTAAACGTGACTTATTAACCAATGCAAACTTGCCTCTGGAAGGCTTGATTGTAGATGATGGGAAGTTACTTTACCTTGGTCAAGAATGGGATAACATGTCGGGATCTCAACAACTCATGGTAGCGACCGCAATTGTCCGAAAACTAAAACCAGATTGTGGCTTCGTTTTAATCGACAAGCTCGAACAAATGGACCAAATCACATTGGACCAATTTGGAAAATGGCTTGAGGATGAAGGTCTCCAAGCTATTGCAACGAGAGTATCGACTGGTGATGAATGCTCAATTATCATCGAAGATGGTTATAGCATCGACAACAAAACGCATCAGCCAACAGTTGAAGCCAAATCCGAAACACCACAAACGCCATCATGGCAAGGAGGATTTTAATGCAAATCACAAGAGGGATTAAAGCCAGAGCTCAGAAGGTTGTTATCTACGGCCCTGAGGGCATCGGAAAGTCTAGCTTTGCAGCGCAATTTCCCGACCCTGTCTTCATCGACACGGAAGGGTCGACAGACAATATGGATGTTGCACGGTTGGATAAGCCGTCCAGCTGGACAATGTTGCTAAATGAGATTGCTTTTATCAAAGCAAATCCGACATCGTGCAAGACTTTGGTTATAGATACGATTGACTGGGCTGAGTCGCTGGCCGTTGAGTCAGTTTGCGCTCAGCATGGTAAGAAAGGTATCGAAGATTTTGGATGGGGTAATGGATATACCTACGTCCGTGAAGAAATTGGTCGCTTCCTAAATAGTCTAAGCGAATTGATTGATCTAGGAATTAATGTTGTTCTTACTGCACACGCTCAGATTAAGACCTTCACTCAACCAGATGAAATGGGTAGCTATGATCGTTACGAGCTCAAACTTGGAAAGAAAACAAGCTCACAGACAGCACCATTGGTTAAAGAATGGGCTGACATGGTTCTATTCTGTAACTACGAAACAATCGTAATGACTGATGAAAAATCCAAGAAATCGAAAGCACAAGGTGGACAGCGTGTCATGTATACACAGCACCATCCAGCTTGGGATGCAAAGAACCGTCATAACTTACCAAACAAGTTGCCACTAGATTATGCAGGCATTGCTCACATCTTTAATGTTCAACAGGCACAAGCTGAACCAGTACCACCTGCCGCACAACCAGAAATGGAACAGCCAGCACCGGCACCAGTACCGCAACAAGAAGTGACACCGTCTGAAACAGTGGCAGAAAATCCTGCACCGGTGGAGCGTGGCGAGTACCAAGAACCAGCACCATTCATCGACCCAGCGCTACGTGATTTGATGATTGCCAATCAGGTCACTGAACAAGAACTTCAACAGGCAGTAGCTTCAAAAGGTTACTACCCTGTTGAAACACCTATCTCAATGTACGACAAATCATTCATTGACGGGGCTCTAGTAGCTACTTGGGATCGTGTCTTTGAAATGGTTAAAGAAATCCGTGGATCAGAATTTTAGGAGGAACTCATGACAGATAAAACTATCAAATTAGACCTATCGCAAATCGGCGAAGGTGGTCTTCAAGAAAAAGTTGATCAAGAACTTGAAAAAGTCATCGTTAACATCTTAGACCCAAACACTAAAACAGGACTCGAAGATCAAGACAATATCACTATTTTGGCTTAATAAGGAAGGATTTTATACATGACTTACAACAATAACTTTGAACGTGAATTCGGATGGGATGATACTATCCAAGAGGACAGCAAGGAGTTTATCACACTGACTCCCGGTGATTATGTCTTCACTGTAACAAATTTCGAACGCGGGCGTCACACTCCCAACCCACAAAAACCTGGGAAACTTCCAGCATGTAACAAAGCAATCATCACAATCCAAGTTGAGACTGAAGAAGGTCTTGCAACAATGACACACAATCTATTCTTGCACTCATCTACCGAAGGAATGCTCTCAGCGTTCTTCGGTGCTATTGGACAAAAGAAACACGGAGAACCACTCCAAATGAATTGGAACACCGTTGTAGGTTCAACAGGGGTGTGTCGTGTCGGAAACCGCACATACAAAGACACTGTATATAACGATGTCAAACAAATGATCTACGCTGACAGTGTTGATTGGACAAAAGTGTTGAATGCCAATGTTTCTCAAGGTGGTGGACAACAAGCTCCTCAACAACAAGCGCCTAACTACCAAGCGGCTCCTCAGCAAAATCAAGGGTATCAACAACCCCAACAACCTCAACAAGCCCCTAACGGTGGTGGATTCGGAGGATTCTAATGCAACTTAGACCTTACCAAGAAGAGGCAAGGGCTAAGGTACAGCAAGAGTGGAAGGAGGGCAGGAAGCGCACGCTACTTGTCCTACCCACTGGCTGTGGTAAGACCATTGTTTTTTCAAAAATTATAGAAGACCGTGTCAAGATGGGAGAACGTGTTCTTGTTCTCGCTCATCGTTCAGAACTTTTGGAACAAGCCAGTGATAAATTAATGACGGCTACAGGATTGGGAACGGCGTTGGAGAAAGCTGAAAACACTTCAATCGGCTCATGGTTCCGTGTGGTGGTAGGCTCTGTCCAGACCATGCAGCGTGAGAAACGTCTCAGTCAGTTCCCGTCAAACCACTTTGACACTATTGTCATCGACGAAGCCCATCATGCTATCTCAGACGGTTATCAACGTGTGCTGGAACACTTCAAAGATGCCAACGTCTTAGGTGTTACAGCCACTCCCGACCGTGGCGATATGCGAAATTTAGGTAGCTACTTTGACAGTTTGGCTTATGAATACCCACTAGTAGATGCTATTAAATCAGGGTATTTATCGAAAATCACAGCTATTACAATCCCTCTTGAACTTGACTTATCAACAGTCAGTCAACAAGCCGGAGATTTCAAGGCTAGTGAAATCGGAACAGCCCTAGACCCATACCTTGACCAAATCGCTGACGAAATGGTTAAGCAGTGCAAGGATAGAAAGACAGTGGTATTTCTGCCCTTAGTTAAAACCTCACAGAAATTTCGTGACATCTTAAATGCAAAAGGGTTTAAGGCGGCTGAGGTCAACGGTGAATCCAAGGATCGTGCTGAGGTTTTGGAGGATTTTGACAAAGACAAATACAACGTCCTCTGTAACTCGATGCTATTAACTGAGGGGTGGGACTGTCCAACAGTAGACTGCGTGGTTGTGTTGAGACCCACAAAGGTTCGAGCGCTCTATAGTCAAATGGTGGGACGTGGTACACGTCTTGCACCAGGAAAGGAAAATCTATTACTACTCGATTTCCTATGGCACACTGAGCGCCATGAACTTTGCAGACCAGCGCACTTAATTGCTAGCAGTCCAGAAGTTGCCAAAAAGATGACTGAAAATATGGCTGAAGATACAGAAGTTGAGTTCAGTCTGTTAGAAGCTGAAGAACAAGCTAGCAAGGATGTCGTTGCTGAACGTGAAGAAGCACTTGCAAAGCAGTTGGCTGAACAGCGCCGTAAAAAGCGTAAGTTAGTGGACCCACTTCAATTTGAAATGTCTATCCAAGCTGAAGACTTAGCGGACTACGTCCCATCATTCGGTTGGGAAATGGCCCCGCCATCCGACAAACAACTTAAAGCTCTCGAGAAGTTCGGTATTTATACTGAGGAAATTGGAAATGCAGGGAAGGCTGGTAAGCTCTTGGATCGTTTGAATAAGCGTAAAGAAAGTGGCTTGACAACGCCTAAACAAATCCGATTGCTCGAAGGTCGTGGTTTCCGGAATGTCGGCATGTGGAAATTTGAAGATGCTAGTAATTTGATCAATCGAATTGCTGCAAGCGGCTGGAGAATGCCAAAAGGAATCATTCCAGCTACATACCAGCCAGAATAAAGGAGATTAAATGTCAGAAGGTACTTTTGATTTAATCCCACTCTTAGATTATATTGACCCTTCTACATTGTCTTATCAAGAGTGGGTAAACGTAGGAATGGCCCTAAAACAAGAAGGTTATACGGCAATGGATTGGGACGCTTGGTCTCAATCAGATGGCCGTTATAAAAAGGGAGAATGCTTCACTAAATGGGATACTTTTCACAATAATGGCTCTGGTGCTGTGACTGGAGCTACCATCACTCAGATGGCTAAAAACAATGGTTGGGAGCCTATGAACAAGTCAGGCGAAAGCTACGAACTTAGCTGGGATTCAACTATTGATCGTGATTATCAAATCGTTGATAAAAATTGGGTCGAATCAAAGGAAATCCGAGAACCAATCAATTGGCATCCAGTCCAAGATCTTGTCAAATACATCGAAACATTGTTTGAAATGACAGACCTCGTTGGCTATGTCACATCAACTTATCCGATTGAAACAGAGAATGGGCCAATCTATAAGCCAACTCAAGGCAATTACGACAGGACTGCCGGAGAGCTTATTAAAGAACTTCAGAGTAATGGCGATGATATCGGTGCAGTTTTTGGAGACTACAAGGAAGAAGCTGGCGCCTGGATTCGTTTCAACCCGTTGGATGGAAAGGGTGTCAAGAACGATAACGTCACTGATTTCAGATACGCTCTAGTAGAATCGGACAGCATGGAGCTCGGGAAACAATACGCTCTATTTAAAGAGTTAGAGCTTCCTATTGCTACACTAGTACACTCTGGGCACAAGTCGTTGCATGCAGTGGTACGAGTGGATGCTAGAGACTATCAAGAATATCGGAAACGTGTCGATTACATTTATCAGATTTGTAAGAAAAATGGACTTGATATTGATACCCAAAACCGTAATCCAAGCCGACTCTCTCGCATGCCTGGAGTAATCCGAAATGGGCATAAGCAGTTCTTGATTGATACGAATCTTGGGAAAGCTAACTACGAAGAATGGTATCAATGGGTAGAAGATTTAAACGACGACCTTCCGGATCCTGAAACACTAGCAGACGAGTGGGACCACCTTCCAGATTTAGCCCCAGAGCTTATCCATGGGGTATTGCGTCAAGGTCATAAGATGCTGATTGCAGGGCCGTCAAAAGCTGGTAAGTCGTTTGCTCTCATCGAGTTATCAATCGCTATTGCAGAGGGGCGAAAGTGGCTCGGCTGGCAGTGCGAACAAGGTAAGGTTCTCTATGTCAATCTAGAGTTGGATAGACCGTCAGCTCTTCACCGTTTTAAAGATGTTTATGCTGCTATGGGCATGCCACCTAATAGTGTCGCCAATATCGACATCTGGAACCTTCGGGGAAAGACCGTGCCAATGGATAAGTTAGCACCTAAACTCATTCGACGGTCCCTTAAGAAGAATTACCAAGCAGTTATTATTGACCCTATCTATAAGGTTCTGACAGGGGATGAAAACTCTGCAGACCAAATGGCCCATTTTACCAATCAATTCGATAAGGTAGCTACTGAGCTGGGTTGTGCCGTTATCTACTGCCACCATCACTCAAAAGGTTCTCAAGGTGGCAAGAAATCCATGGACCGTGCTAGTGGTTCAGGAGTGTTCGCTCGTGACCCTGACGCTCTGGTTGATTTAGTAGAGTTAGAGCTTAACGACGATCTTGTTAAAGCTCGGACTGAAAAAGCAACAGCTAAGATTTACCAAAGAGCCTTGCAAGAACAGGCTAACGATTATTACCAACAGGATGTCAGTCTTGACGATTTGGAAAGTCGTTATCAAATGCAACAGCATTTTGACAAGGCTATCCCAGACATTCTAAAACGCAAGCCCTATTTGGATGAAGTTCAGTCCACAGTCCACGCTATCGAGATTGCGACAGCGTGGCGTGTTGAAGGGACCCTCCGAGAGTTCGCCAAATTTGCCCCTGTGAATATGTGGTTCAGCTACCCAGTCCATGAAGTGGATACTACTGGTGTGCTGGCTGATATCCAACTGGAAGATAACGCCCCAGCTTGGAAAAAGAACCTAAATAAAGGTCCAGAATCGAAGAAGAAGACAGCAGAAAAAAATAAAGAAAAGCTAGTTAACGCTATTCAAGCGTTAGACGATGGAATGGATCCAGTTACAATTGACGATGTCGTGGAATATTTTTCAACAGAAGATAAACCTGTTAGCGAAAAAACTATCAGAAGATGGATCAAAAACTCAGAAATTTTTGAGGTGAAAAATGGAAAAATTCACCAAAAAAATACCTGAAAATTCAAAAAGGGACAGGGACAAATTGGGGACAAATTGGACGGACAAATTGGAAGAAAAAACCCATTTTGTCCGTCCCAAAAAAGGGACAAATTGGAAAATGTCCGAATGTCCCTAAAGCCTAATAGGGACAAGGGACAAATTGGAAAATGTCCCTAAGAAATCGCTCAACCATGCGGCTTTGGAGCAATAGGGACAAATTGGAAAAAATAGGGACAAAACCAGGGACAGAATATCTCCCTCTGTGAGGAGAGATATTTAGGAAAATGTCCCTGAGAGTTCAGAAGAACAGGTACAGGAACATGGGGGTCCTAAGACTCCCCCATGTAACCCTGTAACCCTGTCCTTCACTCTGAACTTAGGCGCGTGAGCGTGGTAAGTAAAAAGAAAGAGTAAAAAGGTAAAAAAAATTATGGCACGAAAGAAAAAAACATATTCGGTCAAATTAGATATTGGTAAAAAAATGCCTCCACTTTATCACACGTTACCGGGTCAAGATTTTTGGTATTCAGATTCAGAGGTTTTGAAATGGATCGCGAATCAACCGATTCTCTTGAATTGGGTAAAGGACCAGCTCAAAACGGCTGGATATATTACCTATGACAGAGAGAATGGAAAATGGACCGGTATCGATTATCAAGGTGAGGTGGCGAAAAATGATTGAATTTTTCGTTCCGATGAAAAAAATCCCAACTACAACGCATCAGCAAAAGAAAGTCACTGTCAGAAATGGTAAACCGCATTTCTATGAGCCTCAAAGTTTGAAGGAAGCCAGAAGTCTATTCACTGAGTTGTTAAGCGCATACACTCCAAAAGAGCAGATAGACGGACCTATACGCCTCACAGTGAAATGGCTATTTCCTAAAATCAAAAAAGCGACTCATGGCCAGTACAAGACTACTAAACCAGATACGGATAATTTACAAAAATTACTTAAGGACTGCATGACGAATCTTGGCTATTGGCATGATGATGCACAAGTGGCTAGTGAGATTGCTGAAAAGTTCTGGTCGGATACTGTGGGCATCTATGTCAAGGTGGAACAGCTATGAACTATATCGAATTTTTTGAAAAAGAAGTCCCGGACTGGATGAGGGAAAGCAATCGCATGATGCAATTGGTTGGTTTTAACACCCCTGCATACTGGAATTGGGTAATTGCCTCTATCGATAATGTTTGCGAAAAATATAACAACGACATTCTGGTTAAAAATCAATTCCATATCATCTGGGATTTTCTAGATGAGAAGGCCAGGGAGGTTCAAACCATAGATGCAACAGATTGATTTTTTGTGAAGTAGAGGAAGCAGAAAATGAAATATAAAGTAATCGTCTATTATGACGACATGGAAGACAGTGAGCATGTTTTCCATACAAAGAATGAAGCAATCAACGAAATGCACAGATTGAAATTGAAATATCGCAATGCTAAGAAATATAAGGTAGAAATGGTGGAATGTGATGGATAGAAATGAAGCAATAAGCCGAGAAGAAGCGGTACGGACAATATCAAGGATATCTGGTGGATCCGTATCTTACGCAGAAGACCTTTACGATTCGTTCTTCCCTAAACCAGTGGTGTCGCAATGTGTGGCGGATTGGTATGAGGAACATAAGAATGACTTAAATGATGATATTTGGGCATATCTTACAAGCTGGGCTGATACGAAATGGGACGAGTTCAAATACTGGATGTACCATACTGGCAGGAACAAAGCCATCACTACCCTCGCAAACATGCACCAGTTCGGCTACGAGGTCGAGAAAGAGCCTAAATACGAGGTTAGAATCAAGGGGATTGACTATAAATATTGTGTATTAAAAAATGGCGATTATTGGTATTTTGGTGAAGATTGGGTGGATAAGAAGATTAAAACGCAATCGTTTACCCGCAAAGAGCTAGAAGAAGCTGGTTTTGGCTGGGTGTTTGATTGCCCAGGCGTTGAAGTGAAAGAGGTGGAGTGATGAAGATTAAAAATTATAAATACACCACTAACGAAATTAGCTACACTGCATGTTATGAGGTCTTAGAAACAAAAATCATTCACGAACGCACAGAGTTTGGTGTTAGCACCACGGATATTGAAGACTTTCTAGAAAAAGTGTCTATATACAGTCCCGAAGATGCAGACGCAATCGAATGTTTCGTAGATTTTCAAAACAACTTATTACTCGAAGATGTCGAGTTTGAAATCGAGAGTGCGGAGGTGGACGATGAATAATCTAATCAATAAAATCAACCATTGGGCAGACGAACGCAACTTAAAGCAGGCTGACCCTAAAATACAGTGGATGCGTGTGACTGAGGAAGTTGGAGAGATTCGAGACGTACTCTTGAAACCGACGAAATTCACGGAACCACAAGCAGCGTTGAAAGATGCAATCGGTGACACGCTAGTAACGATTATCGTACTAGCACATCAGTTAGACCTTGATGTAACTGAGTGTCTCGGTATTGCTTACGAGGAAATTAAGAATAGAAATGGGAAAATGATTAATGGCACATTCGTCAAGGAGGAAGATCTTTGAAAATGATTGTCTGGGCGTTATTTGACAGTGGGAACGGATCATATACCAAGGGTGTTAAGAAGCTGGACAAAGATATTGAAATCTATCCAATAGGTATTGATATTGAAAATAAAAACCATCATTTTATCAATCTGAATTTAGCTGATTATAGCCGTTTGTTTGGAGATAACACCCTATTCGACACATTGGATAAATTGCCTAAGCCTGACTTGATTATTGCTAGCCCACCGTGTGAAAGTTGGTCTAACGCTAGTGCTATGGATAGAGGAAATGCTTGTTGGAAACAAGAGCGAGGCGACTCTTTATTTCAACCACAAGAACCCTTGTCGACATTTACCGTTCGTGATCATAAGGATTATGACAGATATCAATATTATCCAAATAAACAGCTTATGAAACGCATTAACGGGGAATTGTGTGTATTTAACACCGTTGAAATCATTAAACGATATAAACCAAAATATTGGATCATAGAGAACCCAGCTCATGGCAGAATTTGGCAATACATCGAGAGAGTGCTGGGGTTCGAAATCCCGTTTGAAAATCATACAAGATACAACAATTATGACGACTATCCGATTTCTAAACCAACTCGATTTTCTGGAAACATTGAGTTGAAACTAAAAAATGAAAAGAAATCAAATGACATCAAATTTCAAGAATGGACAAAATCATACAATGAGAGGTCGAACATCCCGCAAAGTTTGGTTTGTGAGATTTTCGAAAAAGTATATAAGGAGTTTATGAGTGAAACATAAAGATTTAACGATAGCCACAATCATACTACTAGTATCACTAGCTATCAACATGCTGTCAGTCTACTACGTTCTGACAGTCCCACGTAGGGTAGAGACAGTGACTATCCATCGTGTAGATAACGTGGGCGCAGAGATGCACGGCAAGGTGACTGGAAAATCAATGGTCGGTAAACTATACACTATTGATTGCGGGGCTTACGGCAAGTTTCTTGTCAGCAAGGAGCAATACAACAGTGTGAACGTTGGGGATGATATCCCTAGCTACTTAAGGGGGCGAGGACAATGATACTAATCAAGAGGTTAGGAAGAATGAGAATCAACAACAGAAAAAGGTTAGAGTATTGTTCATTATTCAAATGTCCTAAATGTGGATCTCTTGTTATTAGACCAACAGGGGAAGGTAACAGATTAACTGCGTGCAGTCAATCTTGCTCACAGTTAGGTGTTAGGAGAAGGTCTTATAAAAAGAGCGTCATTATTAGTGGATATGAATACATTTACATGCCTGAACACCCCAATGCCATGAAATCAGGGTATGTTGGAAAACATAGATTAGTATTGGAGAATAAATTAGGAAGGTTTTTGAAAAATAATGAAGTTGCACATCATGTAAATGAAAATAAACTAGATAATAGTCCCGAAAATATTGAATTGATGTCATTTTCGGAACACTCAAGACTTCATGCCAAAGAAAAATGGGAGGAGCGTGGTGGTTTTGTTAAGATTTAGAGCGTGGCTTAAAGAAGATAAAGAAATGGTAGATGTGGAAGAAATCAATTTCTATAACGGTGAGTTTGATTTCATCGGAGACGCTACCACTTGGATGTGCAAGAGCAACGATTGTGTTTTAATGCAATCAACTGGGCTCACTGATAAGAATGACAAGGAAATCTTTGAGGGGGATATTCTTAAAGTGACCAACCTATCAAGCTGGTTGGAAGTTGTATCTTTTAACGAAGATAAAGCGATGTTTGTTTCTAAAGAAACTAAAAGAAAGGTTGAAGAAACTCCTCTATACGATTTGTTTAACACAGATATCTTCGAAGTTGAAATCATCGGGAATATATGGGAGGACGGTGAGTTACTTGACGTTGAAAATACAGAAGAAAATTGAGTTCGACAATGAATGTAAGTGTATTGTTGATTATTCTGAATTAGAGAAGGCAATTCTGTGGTATCAGAAAAAACCTTCTTTAAGCAAGAAAAAAATATATTTGCACGGTCGCTACCCTGCTGTTTCAATTCATAACGAAAAGATTCATGTGCACAGGCTTTTAATGCAATATTGGCTAAGAACAAGAATTCCATTTGAATATAGCGTACATCATTTGAATGAGAATAAGTTAGATGCAAGAAAAGAAAATTTATCTTTGATATTGAATAAAGCTCATAATAGCAAACATAATAAAGGACGTGTTTTTTCAGAGTCTCACAGGAGAAAAATAAGCATGGCAAATCATAATAGAAAAGGCTTAAAAATGAAAAAGCGCATTTCAATCCCATTAGAAGAGTTAAAAACATTCTTGGTCGAAGGTAAAACAATAAATTGGATTGCATCACATTACGGGTGCGATTGGTCAACTATTAGAAATAGAATCTACGAACACCCAGAGTTGTTAGAGGTGAACTCATGACCAAATACCAATATGCAGGGCTGACACCAGAACTACATCAGCGGTTAGTCAATGAGCGTGTAGCACTAAAACTAGCACATCTAAGAGATTACAAGCAATATTTCCAAAAAGTGAGACAGTGCAGTGAGAAACAAGCGATTATCATTTTGCAAGCACTCAACAGTGCAGTCGTTGAACGCCAGAGAATCTCACCTCAAACAGTTGATAGATTGGAAGGCATCATTTCAGACGAGTTATATAGAGACCTTAAAGCGTATCTGGCACAACACTACACTAGAGGGAAAACCACGCGCCCGCTCTTGGATAAAACCAACGCAGGACTGCCAGAGGAGCTTTTTAAGCAATTCCAAGAGGAAGTAGAAGAGCTACGCAAGGAACACCCTAACGACCTAAACAAGTACATTAGAGACATTAAAGGGTGTGATAAGAAAAAAGCTAACAAAGTCCAAAACGCCATCAATCAATGTTATTTAGAGAAAGCTGCCTTAACGCCTTTGAAAACCATCCAAATGGAAGGGATGCTATCAAGGAAACTATTCAGCGAAATTGTTGATTTTGTTTTCAATCATTATGACTGGCCCGATAAGCTGGATGACGATGCTGACCGCATTATGCTTGAATATCGCACCAAAGGCAAGACAGGCATGGATAAAATCGCTGTCAGAAAAGCCTTATATAAAGCCTACGCTCTAGGTGTGTAGCTAGTGAGGGTTCGACTCCCTTGCTAGCTATCGTCTGTCAAATTACACTAAAAAATGGATATAGATTTTTAGTGGCTTGGACACTTTTCAACACCGAGCAAGCTGACAGACCTTGCTCAAACAAAACCTAGCAAATTTAAGAAAAAAGGATGTGAAACACCCTCTTTCTTATCGATATCGCATTACTAATCAAAAGCCAAAGATCTTGCTGGTGTCAATGGCTAGAAAGGAGGCGATAAAAGGCCCCAGAACAAATACACTTATCTTTTCATAAATCTCTTAATGTTTCTAGGGCTAAAATAAAAAAGCCCGACACGATGGCCGGCACTCTTTGAAAGTCAACACTACTATTATACCAAAGAGGACAGAACAATGCTATTGCCGAAAATTGATGAAAAAGCAACTATCAGAGGTTGCAAGCGAAAACTTCGAGAATATCCACGCTGGCGAGAGATAGCACACGATAGCGCCGAGCAGAAGATTACACAAGAGTTCACTTTTATGCCAAGAGGTGGCAGCGGAGTGAGCAGGCCAGTGGAAAATATCGCAGTTAGGCGTGTTGATGCTATGAACGAACTAGAAGCCATAGAAAAAGCAGTTAGTGGGCTATATCGTCCAGACTATCGCAGAATACTGATAGAGAAATATCTGGCATACCCACCGAAACCAAACTGGCAAATTGCCCAAGCAATCGGATTCGAAAGGACAGCCTTTCAAGGATTGCTAAATAATGCTATCCTAGCATTTGCAGAATTGTATAGAGATGGCAAATTAGTTGTGGAACGTTGAAATGACGGTATTTTGACGGTTAATTCACGGTGTCTAACAACTGTTTAAAGTGGTATTATTATATTATCGAAGAAAATCAGAGACAGCTCACTTTGTGGGTTGTCTTTTTTATGCGCAAAATCTAGCAGTGAAGGAGGTGGACATATTGGGCTAAATCAACGACAGAAATTATTTGCGGATGAATACTTGATCTCTGGCGTGGCTTATAATGCAGCATTAAAGGCTGGGTATACTGAAAATTATGCCAAGACTAGGTCTCATAAGTTGTTAGAAAATGACAGAATCAAGGCTTATATCGAAGAACGCATGAAGGAGCTTGAGAAAAAGAAGATTGCAAAACAAGATGAAGTTATGCAAGTTTTTACTTCGATACTGAGGCAAGAGCTCATGGAAGAAGTTGTTGAGCTCAACGCCGTGACAGGTCAGTTTGTCAAGACTAAGAAGCCCCCGTCCATTTCCGAGGTCATTAAAGCTGGTAGCGAACTTATGAAACGCTATCCAACAGCTAAACAAGCCGAGAAATTGCAACTTGAGATCGAAAAACTCAAATCTCAAATCGGTGGCGATGAAGGGCAAGATGAGAAAATTGCTGGTTTCCTCGATATCATCAAAGGGGCGGTAAGCAATGGACTTGAGTAAGCTCTACACAAAACGGCAGTTAGATGTGCTGAATTATATCTGGAATCATGACTGGTTTATATGCGGACTCCACGGTGCTAAACGTGCAGGTAAGACCGTGGTTAACAATGATACATTCGTAACTGAGTTAAGCCGTGTCAGAAAGATTGCTGATCGCTTGGGCGTGGATGAACCTATCTATATCCTAGCGGGTACATCGTCAACGGCAATACAAAATAACGTGCTGCAAGAGCTTTATAACAAATACGGCTTTGAGCCTAAGTATGACAAGCATGGATCTTTCGTATTTTGTGGTGTCAAGGTCGTACAAGTCTATACTGGCTCTATATCTGGGCTTAAGCGTGCCCGTGGCTTTACGGCTTTCGGAGCTTACGTCAATGAGGCGTCGCTAGCAAACGAGATTGTTTTCAAAGAGATTATCTCACGTTGTTCTGGTGAAGGTGCCCGTGTCGTGTGGGATAGTAACCCAGACAATCCTAATCATTGGCTGAATCGAGACTATATTGGTAAGAATGACGGTAAGATTATAGATTTCAGCTTCAAGCTTGACGATAATACCTTTCTATCAAAACGCTACATTGACTCTATCAAGGCAGCAACACCCAAAGGTAAGTTCTATGACCGGGATATTTTAGGCAAGTGGACTGTTGCAGAGGGTGCTATCTATGCTGATTATGACAGCGAGATACACGTAGTTGATGAGTTACCAGACATGAGGCGCTACTTTGCAGGGATTGACTGGGGGTATACTCACTATGGATCTATTGTGATTGTCGGTGAAGGCGTGGATAATAACTACTATCTTGTTGATGGCGTAGCATCTCAATTCAAAGAAATTGACTGGTGGGTGGAGCAAGCTAGGAAACTAACTGACATCTACGGCAACACCCCATTCTATGCTGATAGCGCCCGTCCAGAGCACGTAGCACGATTTGACAATGAGGGTTTTGATATCAGTAATGCTAATAAGTCAGTGATTGCTGGTATCGAACTTATCGCTAAGCTGTTCAAAGAACAAAAATTATACGTTAAGCGAGACTTTGTGCCTCGTTTTTTTGATGAGATATTCCAGTATCGATGGAAAGAGAACAGCGCAAGAGATGAGCCGTTGAAAGAGTTTGATGACGTGCTGGATAGTGTGAGATATGCGCTCTATTCAGACTATGTTGTTAACAGCACAGAGCGAGCAAGTTATGATGATTTGATTGATATGTTTAGCTAAGGAGGAAGAATGGAACAGACAGTATTTGTCGATAGTATCGGACAATCGCATGTTTTGAATCTGCGATTTCATCGAGAATCACGCACAAAGTACCGTGCTAAAAGTGTTGATGACTTAAAGAAAGACAACTGGGCATTGCTCAAGAATTTCATTAACCATCACAAGTTGCGTCAACGCCCAAGAGTTCAGGAATTGTTTGATTATGCTAAAGGAGATAATCACAGTGTTCTCGAGGCTGGGAGACGTAGAGATAAAGAGATGTCTGACAAACGTGCCGTCCACAACTATGGACGCATGATTAGTAAATTTAAGACGGGATATCTAGCTGGTAATCCTATTCGGGTTGAATATGACGATAGTGTCAGTGGTTCGCAAAACGACGAAGCTATTAAGGAAATCGGACGAAACAATGACATTGATACGCTGAACCGCAACCTTATCCGGGATTTGTCGCAAGTTGGGCGTGCTTACGAGCTGATTTATCGAAGTGAGGACGACCAGACACGAATTAAACAGTTAAGCCCTCTTAATACGTTTATTATTTATGACAATTCGCTCGAAGACAATTCATTAGTAGCAGTTAGATACTACAGTGCTGATTTATTCTCTGACGCACATCAAACCGTTGAAGTGTATACCTCATCAAATATTCACGTATTGGATTACTCAGAAGATCTAAAAGAGGTTTCTGTCACTGCTCACGCTTTTGGCACAGTTCCAATCACGGAGTATTTGAACAACACTGATGGCATTGGCGATTATGAAACCGAACTTTATTTAATCGACTTATATGATTCAGCTGAATCTGACACGGCCAATCACATGTCCGACATGGCTGACGCAATCCTTGCCATCTATGGCGATATGCGATTGCCTGCAAACATGAAGCCTGAAGATATGAAAACTAAACGCTTAATGCAATTGGTTCCACCGAAGGCTGCGGATGGTAAGGAAGGGACGGTTAAGGCTGAATATCTAACTAAGTCTTACGATGTGTCTGGTGTCGAAGCGTACAAGACCAGACTGGATAAAGATATTCATACTTTTACCAACACACCCGATATGGCTGACGAGAATTTTTCAGGCAACACGTCCGGCGAGGCAATGAAGTACAAACTGTTTGGACTTGACCAAGATCGTATCGAGACTCAATCGCAATTTACAAAGGGTTTGAAGCGTCGATATCGTTTAGCTAGCCGTGTTGGTGAGTTGGTCAAAGAATTCAAAGCGTTTGACGAAAACTTCTTGAGAATAACATTCACGCCGAATCTGCCGAAATCACTATCCGAGCAAGTATCTATTTTGACAGGCCTTGGTGGTCAAGTGTCACAAGAAACTGCTCTTAGCCTATCTGGGTTGGTCGAGAGCCCAGCCGAGGAACTCGACAGAGTGGATAAAGAGGCGTCTAAAATCGATTTTAAGGGGTATTCTAGCGAGTTTAACGGGCAAGTGGGTAAATATGCCGACGACGAAGAAGAAACGCATACGAGCGATTCTGTGAGGTCTGATGAATGACGTATTGGTCAGGACGTGCTCAAAAAGAACGAGAAGCGAGCAATAAAAAGGGTGAAGCTGAGTTTAAGAAAGAACTTGAAGCGCTATATAATTTGCAACTTTCACAGTTGCGAAAAGAACTAGATGCTTATATCCAAAATTTCGCTGACAAAAACGGATTAACCGCTAGTGATGCGAAACGAAGAGCAGACAGTTTTGATATCAAGGCTTTTGAAGCTAAAGCCAAACAGTATGTAGCTGACAAAGATTTTAGCCCAAAGGCAAACAAGGAGCTTCGAGATTACAATTTTTCTATGTCTGTTGGTCGTCAAGAACTTCTTATTCAAGAGTTAGAACTTGAACTATTGGTTTTATCTGAAGGCGAACGTCAATTAACTAACGATTATCTGACGAATGGCTATAAGAGCGAAATTGTAAGAGGAAGCCTGCTTGACCAGACAGTACCTAGCAAAAAAATACTTGAAAAGTATATGACGACGGCTGTTAACGCTAATTTCGAAGGCGCTAAATGGTCGGAGCGTATCTGGAAGAGACAGGAACAGTTGCGCAATTTGGTAAAAACGGAAGTGACCAGGGCTCTTATTCGAGGGGAGAACGGCACAACCATCGCTCAGAGAATCCGCAAATACATGGATGTCTCTCGCACTGACGCTGAACGATTGGCAATCACGGAACATGCTAGAGTTCAGACACTAGCGCAGAAAGATATTATGAAAGAAAACGGTTTTGAGTATTTCAAACTCATGCCAGAATCGAGAGCTTGCGATTATTGCAAACAAGTTGGTCGTGATACTGAGAGAGAACCCGTCCCGGTTGATAAGATGGAGAGCGGGCTAAACGCCCCACCGATGCACCCGTACTGTCGTTGTGCGGTTGCTGAAGTGTATGTGGAAGATGGTATGACTAGACTTTATCGAAACAAAGATAGCAATAAGCGTAGACCTATCAATATAGTTAGGCAAAACCATTTAACCAAAGATTTTAGAAAGCGTGGCGGTGTTGTCTGGCAGGACGATGAAGCAGAACGTTATCTAAAATCTCAAAAAGCTGCTGCGATGAACCTAAATGCAGAAATAATCGTTTTGCAAAAAAAGGCGACGATTTCCGAGGTATTGGAGGAGCTCTACCACGCTGAACAATGGAAAGATGGGCGCCTAGTTGACGAGCCAGTTTCAAAAATCAAAGCAGAGATAGAGGCGCAGAATTATTTACTTTCTGTATCAAAGAGGTATAATATACCTAGAAATGAGATTGAACAGACTAAAAACAACTTAAAATATTGGAAGGAGGAGTTAAAAAAATATGAAAATTAAAGCGATTACTCAAGCCCCGTTTGGGACTATTGTAAGTTTAGATAAGCCGATTTCTGGTGCGCTTGGTGGTCTGTTAACAACGGACGACACCGTCTTTCATAAAATAAAAGGCACTCCATCTGATATCTGGACTGAATTTTTGATCAAC